AACCGTCACTGGAGATCTTGCTGTAAATGGGGCTGCACAGTTTGGTGGAAATACCACATTTGGAAACGCAACAACTGATACTATAAGCTTTTCTGGAAGGCTCAATACCAACATAGTACCAAGTTCTTCAAATGTTAGAAATCTAGGCTCAAGTAGTTTGGTGTGGAATACTGTATATGCAACATTATTCAGTGGTACTGCAACACAAGCATATTATGCTGACCTTGCAGAAAACTATTTGGGCGATGCTGATTATGAACCGGGAACTGTTTTGGTATTTGGTGGTGAATTTGAAGTTACTCAAACAGCTAGAAAGAACGATCACCGTGCCGCAGGTATTGTTACGACTAATCCAGCACATTTGATGAACAGTGCATTAACTGGAGATCATGTTATAGGACTTGCGCTTCAAGGTCGTGTTCCATGTAAGGTTGTCGGGAAAGTAGAAAAGGGTGATATTCTAGTTACCAGTGCTATCCCAGGGTTTGCATGTGTAAACAATACCCCAACTGCTGGCACAGTTATTGGAAAATCACTTGAAAATAAAACAGATACAGAACGCGGCATCATTGAAGTTGTCGTGGGCAAACATTAAGGATCAAATAAATGGCAAAACAGACTATAAACATTGGCAGTGGTGATAACCAAGGTGACGGAGACCCGCTTAGAACTGCTTTTACAAAAATAAATGAAAATTTTTCAGAAGTGTATACTGGTCCACCACAGTATACACAGACTGAAATTAACGAGCTAACTGCTGCTAATGGATTATTTGTGTATAATACCACAACCGGCAAATTCCAAGGATATGTCCCAGATTCAGGTCTGGGCAGTCCTGGATGGATAGATTTACACTAAATATTAGAAATAGGATTAATGACATGGCAAATAGATACCCACTAGTACTGGATACCACTGATGGCAATAAACTCAAAGAATTACCAGAAGGTGACGACCTTTATCTTAGAAATAGCAGTATCAGTGAAGTTCAGGATATTAACGCCTTGGGAACTATAAATGCTGCTGCAATTGCAGTCAATGGCGAATCAGTGTTATCTGCGTATTTTCTAGGATTAAGCGACACCCCAAATTCATATTCGAGCGCTGCAAATACTCTTGTAAAAGTTAATAGTAGTGGAACAGGCTTAGTATTTGCTCCATTTACTGATTTTGGTGATATAACATTAGATAATGTTACTATGAATGGTTCAATACTTCCTGATACAACTGATGCATTGGACATTGGTTCTGAAGACCTTAGATTTGATCAAGTTTATGCACAATCATTTGTTGGCAGCCTGCGTGGTGACAATGGCACACTGGTTTTTGACGGAAGTACTAACCAAATATCGTATGCTGCTATTTTTGGTGCTCCAACTGATCTTGGTGAGTTTACTAATGATGCTGGATACATAACAGCTAACGACATTAACATTAATATTGATGGAAGTGATTTAACTATTGTTTCTTCAAGTAGTATTAATTTTCGTACTGACTCAGAAAACGAAAATAATTTGTTTGAGTTTATGAGCGACGGAACGTTCTATACATCTAAAAATACTGTTAATGATCGTTCTTATATCAGCACACCGAGAAACGATGCTGCTGGAATCATGGTTATAACCAGTGCAAATGAAGTAATTATTGCATCAAATGAAGCTAGTCCTCAAGAATGGACATTTGATACCGATGGCTCATTAACATTTCCAGATAACAGTGTTCAAACCGGAGCATCAATTAGTATTTCAGACTTAAAAACGTTAGTTGCAGCAAGTACAGATTTTGCAGATTTCCAATCTAGGATCGCAGCTCTTTAACAGATTGTGATAAATATAAGAAACGGGGATTGACATGGCAGTACAACTAATTAATATAGGTAACTCAGCAAACGATGGAACTGGGGATGATCTTAGAGAGGCATTTATCAAAGTAAATCAAAACTTTGAAGATCTTGATCTTAGGGATGATGAGCAAACTACTGCCAGTAACATAGGAGCAGTTGGTACAGGGGTTTTTGCCAATAAGATTGGATATGACCTGCAATTTAAAAAATTAGTAGCAAGTACTGATATTATCATAACTTCTACTGATGATCAAATTACTTTATCTGCAAATGGCGGTCTAAAAAGCATATTAGTTGGAACAAACTCTGGAAGCAGTATACTTCAAGAAATTGCAGAATTAAATATTTTAGGAACTAATGAGATTGGGACATCATTGGTTGGAAATAATTTAACAATCAATTACACCGGTTGGACACAATTATCAGATGACACTAATCCAGTTCTTGGAGGAGAACTAAATGGTGACGGAAATAGTATTATAAATATTAATGCAGTGGATGCTGAAATAATATCAGGTGGTGAAATATACGGAGCACTGACTGGTACAGTATATGGTATAGATGTACGTGACTTGGACTATATTAATAACTATTTTGACTTTGGGCAGGTGTCTGGAACAATATCAAACATAGTTGAATGGATAGCGTATGATGCCAATATAGACTTTGGAACTTTTACTACTCCTGATGCAAGAACTGTTGATCTAGGTGCTATTTGATATTCTAATTTACGATAAATATTAAAAAGGAATCGTGAAATGACAGTATCTTTATGGAATATAACAACTGGTAGTCAAATATCACTACTAATTGAAAGAACGCCGGTTGAAATATTATTACCAGTGGCAAACAATTATACAGGCATAGAACTTGAATTGATAAGTGGAAGTTTGCCAACTGGTACAAGACTTGATGGTATAAAAATTGTAGGTACTGCATTTGAAGTCGTAACTGATACGGTATTTACTGCGGTAATACGTGCTCATTGGATGGGCAACTTTGATGATAGGACATTAAAAATTGTAGTAACTGGTGCAGATGCACCAGTTTGGATAACAAACCCAGGGTTACTTCCTATAGGCAGTAACGAAACCTTGTTCATTTTAGATAATGAAATTATAGATTATCAATTATTGGCAAATGATCCAGATATCCCAGCAGGTGATGTTCTTGATTATTATATTGCAAATGATGACGGAGTATTACCTCCAGGCATCACATTAAGCAGAACTGGTAAATTACAGGGCATCACTGAGCCGCTGCTGGCACTTGATCAACGCTATCAAGATGGCGGCTACGATGCACAGCCCTATGGTGAAATACCTTTTGACTATGCTGACGCACAAAGTATATATTATAACTCTCAAAGTCTTAAAAAATTAAATAGGTATTATCCGTTTGCAGTTACAGTAACAGATGGTGACACATTTGTTAGAAGAGAATTTAAAATATATTTGGTCGGTGATGATTACTTAAGAGCTGATAACACCATAATGTCAGTTAGCACTGGAGTTTTCAGAGCTGATAACACCCATATACGAACTCCCAAATGGATTACGCCTACAGATCTAGGATTTCGTCGTGCAAATAATTACCAAACTTTATTTTTAGAAATAATAGATAATGAAACACTAAGTGGCGCAGTGTATTATACTTTAGAAAACTTAAATGATGATGGTAGTATAAGTGAACTTCCAAAAGGAATGACTCTTGACAGAAATACTGGTGAAGTTTATGGACGTATTCCTTATCAGCCTGCTATTACAGAAAATTACAAGTTTACTGTTAAAGCGACCAGGGACACTGGTGATTTGGACACACTGTCAATATATGCAACTTTTTATGAAGACGTATTATTGGGTAAAACCAGTTTTAAAGTATATAAAATAGATTTGACTGGCACACTTGATGGCATCAATGATTTATATGAACTTTCAGGCAGAGACATTTTAATCAACAACGGAATTTATAAAGTTATTCTAGTGGATGATTCTAACGCTGATTATGATGTAATTCACATTGACTCAACTCTTGCACCAAAAATTTCATTAATACTTAGTAGAACTGCTGACGTTGGTGACGAAGAAATATTCGTTAACAGACTTTCAGAAAATGAAAAAGAAAAATATCAGAGCAGTAAGTTAAACTTTACTGATACTGAATATTATACTATTAGTGAAATTATACCTTATATTGAATATCAAATTGAACAACCGTTATCAACCAGTGATCCAATTTTACCACAAGGATCACCAATATCATTAACTGTTTACCAGCAAATTGATCCAAATGTATACGTTATATATACTGAAGAAGTTGGTGGCAATGATAAAATATACAAATATGTAGGTGATTCGTTTACAATAATTCAACCACAATTAGACATAGAAAACACCCCAATCGAAGTCAATGGCGTTATACAAATTGATGTTGATATCAACTCAAGCGATTGGGAAGAAATTGCAGAATCACTGGAAAGTGTTCCATTGGATGACCGTGTAACGGCAACAATACAAGCATTGGAAGCTGAATTTGGCGGAAATGCATATGTTGAAGTTATTGCGACAAACTTATGGAAAATAAGACTGAGAAGTACTTCTGATTCAAGAATTATAACAAACATCAAAGACTTCTTTGCCAATTCAGCTAGTGCTTCTCCAGTAGTAGTGACATTACTACGTGACAATGAAGATCGTATAAAATTCGCTAACTCAGCTACGTTATTAAGACAACTAGAACAGGGTAGAAATACTGGAATTGCGTTATTTAAGAATGACTTCTTTTATGAAGATATTCTAATTTCAAGTACTGACATTGTTGATTTACCAAGCAGTGTGAAAACATTTGAAGTTAACGTTATTGGAGAAATTGATACCAACATTGAATGGTTGACTGACTCATACTTGGGAAGTATTAATGCAAATTATACAAGTACTTTGAAAGTTGAAGCCCAAACAACAGTCCCGGACACTCGAATGCTTTATCGATTGGTAGATGGCAAACTACCATATGGTATGAGCTTAACATACTCAGGTGAAATTGTTGGGGCAGCTAATCAATTTGCCGACGATACTACACTTGGTCTTACAACATTTGATAATAAAACTGTAGCATGGGATGGCAATAACCCTGGAGAGACAACATTTGATAGACAATACAGATTTACTATAGAAGCTAAAGATAGATTCAATTATACAGCAATCGAACGGGAATTTGTGCTAGATGTAATTGACTTGGACAACACTCAATATACTGATATTGTAGCAAGGCCGATGCTAGTACCTGAGCAAAGAGATCTTTATAAGAATTTTGTTATTAATTCAAATATCTTTCCACATGATTATATTTATAGACCTGATGATCCAGAATTTGGGATTCAACAACAGATTGAGATGCTAATTTATGCTGGAATTGAAGCAAAAAGTATTGACAAATTTGTTAGTGCAGCGGCAAAAAATCATAAACGTAAAAAATATATATTAGGTGATTTTAAAAAAGCAATAGCAAGACAGCCTGGCACTACTGACACTGTTTATGAAGTAATTTATATTGACGTGATTGATCCAGCTAATGCAAAGATTGGGAAAACTAGAAATAATTTTAACATTTCAACGACAAATAAAATTACAGTTGACAGTATTCAATATGCAGCAAAGGATGATTTCACCAAATTGGGGCTAGGCGGAACAGAGCTTCCAATATATGGTAGACAAACTGTTAGATTTCTTTTCCCTGATGGTGGTAAACTCTTAATGGAAACTAGAAATAGTGACATATTCTTCGATATTGATAACAATGATTTCACAATTGATGTTAGAAGTGATGGAGTTATAACTGTAGAATTGGCATTAAGCGATAGTGAGCCGCAGAGACATCGGCCTACAACGAATACAATAAAAACAGATAGTGATGCAGTTAAAGTTTCTGATGCAAAAGATCAGAAAAGATATATTAGTAGTATTAACAACATGCGTGATAATATCAAGCAGGTTGGTAATAGAGAACGAGAGTATTTACCACTGTGGATGAGAACTCCCCAAGCTGGATATCAGGAATTGGATTTTGTGTCAGCTATTCCAGTATGTTATTGTAAACCAGGAACAGCTGATGGTATTTTATTAAATATAAAAAATTCAAACTTTGATGTCAAGTCTATAAATTTTGAAATTGATCGTTATATTGTAAAGCGATCTGAAGGAACTAACCAAGAGCAATATATATTATTCGCAAATTATCAATTCAATGTATGATTGCAATAAATATTAAAAAGAGGAAAAAAAATGACTAGTAACATAATTAGTACAACCATTGATGAAACGTATCCAGTTGCTGGTGTTGACAACGATACTCAAGGGTTCAGAGATAATTTCAATATTATAAAAACCAACTTTGCAGCAGCTAAAGCTGAAATTGATGCATTGCAAGCTAGTGTTGTTTTAAAAACATCACTATCAGAAGATAGTACGGTTGATAATGATCTTTTAGGCAATGCAATAGTTAATGCAGAATTGTTAGCAGTTACTGATGCATTTGATGCAATTGGTACTGTTATCACTGGAATGAATATTAGCTTTTCAAATGGGCATTATCAAACATTAACATTGGCTAACCAAGTGGAAAATATCCAATTTGCACTTGCTGATTGGCCTGCAACAGACCGTCATGCGTCCATGCGTGTGGAACTGCTCAGTGCTGGTGGCCTAGCAAAAGCTGTAACTTGGACTGTTGAAGGCGGAGGAACTATTAAGTATAGTTCAAACTGGCCTACAGAGTTCCTTATTAGCGACTCTATCAATCCTATAGTTGTAGAGTTTTGGACATATGATGCAGGTGATACTGTTTTTGCAAACTATATAGGACAGTTTGTGTAATGCACCATCCGCTAATAACAGACTTAGCAACCTATACTGATACACAAGTTGAAGATCGAATTAACGATCTTCAACGTAAATACTTTCAAACCAATAATCCAGATTTGCAATGGCAAATTGCAAGTGCTCTGGAAATATACAAAGAAGAATTACAGCACAGACGATTAATTGCTGCACAAAAACAACGTGATCAAATGGGAATTGGCAATTCAGATCTTGACAGTTTAATAAATGTAAGTTAAACTGTATGTATGCTTATAAAAACAGACAACCTGGGAATTCCACGATTTACTAATCAAGATCTTGTTGATATGATTTACAGTGGTCATGTTGACAAGTGTCACGTTGTATTATGTGATCCCAGTGACGATATTGAAAAGTTTAATGCAGCGATGCGTGAACAGCGTCTTCCTGAACTTACGAAGTACATTCCTTTGGATGTAGACGAAAAAACTTTTGACAGCGCTTTACAAAGTGAATGGTTTATGCCTGATGAATACAAAAAGATTGATGTAGACGATTTTTGTATGCGTAAACTGATGAAGATAAAAAATGTAACTCATCCAAGTGCTGTAATTAGCTGGCCAGAATGGAGTAGAGTACAAGAAGAACTTGAAGAGTTCGCTGAGCGTGATATGTACAACTTGCTACGCTATATGATCTATCTAGTAGACTTTATGCGTGAGAATGATATTGTATGGGGTGTAGGACGTGGTTCAAGTGTAGCAAGTTATGTATTATTTCTCATCGGAGTACATAAAATTGATAGTTTGAAATACAATTTAGATTGGCGTGAATTCTTACGCGACTAAATATGTGTATATTATAGGAGGCTATTATGGCTAAAACACAAAAAGGTAAAACGCAACATCGCTCAATGAGAGGTAAAATTGTTGATATGGATCTGTTGCAAAAAAAGAACGAATTGACCCCTGCTATTGGTAATGCCAGAGTAAATGCTCGTGGTGATGTACTAGGTGCTGGTGGTAAAATTGTAAAGACACGTGATCAAGTAGTTAAAGAGTTTTATAACAACGGAACAAAAGAAGTAATAGATGAAGTTACTGGGATTAATAATGCAGTAAATTCAGTAATTAGCAAGGAAGGACTTTCAGAGTTAACTTCCTCGGAAAAAGAGCTATTTGAAGATGACGATTGGGTTGAAGATGACCAAGGTAATTTTATTAAGCCAACCACTGTAAAAACCACAACAACTAGAAAAGGTGTTAAATGAGTATTAATCTCAATATTATCAAAGGTAAATTAAAACCTGTTGGTAACCGTGTAATTGTAAGTGATATGTATTTCGGTGAGCAAAAGACTAAATATGGACTAATTATTAGAGACGATAATGGTTCAACTCGTGGAATTTATCCACGCTGGGGTCGTGTACATGCAAAAGGCCCTGCAAACACTGATCCGTATGAGGTTGGTGATTGGATTCTTATTGAACATGGTCGCTGGACTCGAAGTGTTACTATCAATGAAGGCGACGGAAATATTGAATTGCGTATGATTGAAACTGAAAGTATTTTGATGTACAGCGACGAGCAACCATTGGGTGTTCAAATTGGTGCAGAATATGCAGACAATGAACACGCAACAGTAGACCCATCATCATTTGTAAGACCAGGAATATAAAAGGAAAAATATGACAAACCCATTTAAAGAAATTGATACATTTGCAACAGCAATGGATCAACCACCCAGTGCAGATAATTATACCATGTATCTGAGCCTTATTGATGAAGAATACACAGAACTTCGAGAGGCTGTAGAAGCAAACGACCGTGTAGAACAGTTGGATGCATTGATAGATATCCTAGTTGTTACTATAGGTGCAATTCGTGCAGCAGGATGGGACGGAGAAGCAGCTTGGCAGGAGGTTATGCGCACAAACTTTGCAAAGATTGATCCAGACACAGGCAAAGTTATTAAACGTGCAGACGGAAAGGTGCTCAAGCCAGAAGGTTGGCAACCACCACAGCTAGCACAGTTTGTAAAATAATTTAACTATTGACTCCTTGCAATTTACATGTTAATCTAGTATGGATTGCAAGGAGTTATTATGAAATTACCACAGCCGGAAATAACAGTAATTCAAAATGGAATTACTACAGCAGGTGCCGCCGGCATTGCTCTAATGATATTACATATTTTAGGACATCTAACTGGATGGGCTTGGCCCATACTTTACGTGTTTTTGATACTTGCAGGCATCGGGCGTGAAAACAGAAAGGTAACACAATAATGGCTATTCATGGTATGATAGACCTTGAAACGTTGGATACAACTCCAACATCTACTATTCTAACATTAGGTGCAGTAAAATTTGATCCGCTAACAGCTGATGAGCCGCATAGCGAACTGTACTTTAAAATTTCTATTGATGAACAGGATGTACTAGGGCGCACTGTATCGGAATCTACGATTGCTTGGTGGTCACAGCAACCTCCAGAGATTCAAGCTTATGCATTTTCTGATGAAAACAGAGTTAGCATTGATGAAGTATTGACAGCACTCAACAAATGGCTTGTGGGTGTTGATGAAATTTGGGGTCATGGTTATGGGTTTGACATAGGTATACTTGAAAACTTATATAAAATGGTAGGAAAACCCATACCATGGAACTTTTGGCAGATATCAGATAGTAGAACTATTACAAAGCGTATGCCACAGGACCCCCGCAAAGCCATGCAATCTAGTTTGCATAATGCACTTGCTGATGCTTATTTTCAAGCAAAATCAGTACAACAAATTTTTAGCCACTTTGGATTTACAAAATGAGTATGACACCAGCACCAAGATCACTATCTGACGAAGAAAAGAAGTTAGTGGAAGAATTTTTTAATAATGGAGGTTCTGTTACCCAAAAGAAATATGGGGCAAGAACTGAAGACATAGAATACACTGGCGGTTTTTATCAGAGACGCAAGAAAAAAGCGCAAGAGGGTAAAGAAGAAGAATGATTGATGTTGACCTTGCGCTAGTGGGAAATGATGTCAATCATCGATGGAACGCTTTGCAATGGGTGGTGCAGCAATATGGATCTGCAGACAGTGGATTATGGAAATTAAAAGGGTTACAACATATTTGTTTTAGAAACCCAAAACATGCAACTCTATTTTTACTAAGGTGGTCATCATGATACGATGGTATGATTATGTCGTTGCTGTTATAGCAGCAGACTTTATAACAAGTTTTTTATTTGCAGGATTCGTAGCCGTGACATGGTGGCACCCCTTGTTCTATGGGTTTGTAGCAGGTATGACTTTGCAATTTTGGACCCACGATTATTGCACATTTAGATTAAGACAGGAGATCAAACGTGGAGAATAACAGCCCGTTAAATAAATTACAACAACTAATGGTTATTACCATGGAAGAATGTGGAGAGCTTGTGCAACAATGCAGCAAAACTATTCGCAAATTTAATACTATTGACGAAGCACTTGAAGATACAACTCGAGCAAGCGTCAATCGCACCAAGCTAATTGAAGAAGCAGGGGATGTACTTTGTATGATTGAGCTAATGGTTGAGCACGGAATCTTGACAGACCACGAGCTGGCTGTTAGAGTGCTTGAGAAGCGAGATAAATTAAAAACTTGGAGCAATTTAATTGTTGAAGAAGTGGTGGAGGATCTGGGCCAAAAGCCTGGGTGAGAAAGTCGGCGACACTGATTCCCAAGCGAATGCAGTGGCATTGGTTAGAACATTTTGGTGGGTAGTACATATTATTACCTGTTTTTTCATAATAGTCCACAATGGACACAACTTAGGATGGTGGTAAATGCAAGGCTTTAGTAATCGAAAAGAGTTTGAACAATGGACAACTGATCAGATCCAAAAATATGGAATACGTCAACCTGATACATACACTGATCAGGAATTGAGAAACTTAAATCCCAGCATTTCTATGGGATTTATCAAACGTCAAATAGCAAAAACAAAAGACAAGGTAGTTGAATGAAGAAAATATGGGTAGACAAATATCGACCAAACACTCTTGATGGGTATGTGTTTAGAGATCAGTCTCAAAAGGAACAAATTGAAGGATGGATCAAACAGGGATCGATTCCTCATCTGTTACTAAGTGGATCTGCTGGAATTGGCAAAACCACTATTGCAAAAATCTTAATCAATCAGCTTGATGTACAAGACATTGATTTGATGATTGCAAATGGTAGTAAGGAAGCACGAAAAATTGAATGGGTTGATAAACTCATTAGTTTCTGCCAAACAATGCCTTTTGGTGATTTTAAAATTGTGCTTATTGATGAAGCAGATTATATGAATATCAATTCAGTGCAGCCAGCATTGCGCAATCTTATGGAAGATTACAGCACTGATGTTAGGTTTATCCTTACTTGCAACTACCCTAACAAAATTATGCCTGCAATACACAGTAGATGTCAGCACATGCATTTTGAAAAAATTGATCAGACAGAGTATACTGCTAGAGTTGCAGAAATACTAATTACTGAAAATGTAGAGTTTGACCTTGATGTACTGGATACGTATGTTAAGGCATATTACCCTGATTTGCGCAAATGTATCAATACTGTTGAAATGAATAGTCAAACAGGATCGTTGGTTGCTCCTACGGTTGGGTCAAGCTCTAGTGATTATAAAATACAGATGGTTGATTTGTTTAAATCAGGTAAAATATTGGAAGCTAGAAAACTAATTTGTTCTCAGGCCACAACAGAAGAAATGGAAGACATTTATCGCTGGCTTTATGATAATCTAGAAGTATTTGGCGATGAAGAGCAGCAGGATAGTGCAGTGCTAATCATTAAGCAAGGACTTGTAGACCATGCACTGGTGGTCGATCCTGAAATAAATCTTGCTGCTACACTCATTAGATTGGCAAGACTGTAATGACTTACGTTGTAAACGATAGTTGCATTAAATGCAAACACATGGATTGTGTAAGTGTATGCCCTGTAGACTGTTTTTACGAAGGTGAAAACATGTTGGTAATTAATCCAACTGAATGTATTGATTGTGGGGTGTGTGAGCCTGAATGTCCCGCAGATGCAATTACTGCTGATACGGTGGATGGTGCTGATAAATGGGTAGAGTTTAATCAAAAGTATTCAGATATCTGGCCCAATATTACTCAAATAAGGCCAGAGGATGTTCCAACTGATGCAGCTGATTGGCATGATGTACCGGGAAAAATTAAATATTTCAGTGAGGAGCCTGGAAAAGGTGATTAGAGCAATATTAGCACATGATGCACATTATGGAATTGGTAAGAACGGTACACTACCCTGGCCTAAGAACAGTAAAGATTTGCAATGGTTTAAAGAATGTACTAATGGGTGTGCAGTGGTCATGGGACGAAAAACCTGGGAAAGCTTGCCAGTCAAACCACTGCCAAACAGAAAGAACATAGTAATAAGTTCTAGTGAAGTTCAAGACGCCACATATGCATATACGCATGATGATGTGCTTAATGGAGTTCTAACTGAAATTAGTTTTGAATTCCCTGTTTGGATTATCGGCGGCGCACAGTTGGTCGAAAGTTCTTTAGACATTATAGATGAATTATGGCTTAACAATGTGGATGGGGACTATGACTGCGATACGTTCTTACCAGTAAAGAAAATAAACAAAATGTTTAAAATTGAACATTCTGAAATTAAAAGTTTCGGAATAGTTTCGAAATGGAGTAAAAAATGAAACAATATTTAGAGGCACTGCACCACATTTTAGAACATGGTAAAGATAGAGATGATAGGACAAATACCGGCACACGTGGAGTTTTTGGTTACCAAATGCGTTTTGACTTACGCAAAGAATTCCCAGCAGTTACCACAAAGAAACTTGCTTGGCGCAGTGTTGTAAGTGAACTTCTTTGGTTTTTGGAAGGGAGCAGTGATGAAAGACGTCTTGCTGAAATTCATTATGGAAAACCCAGAGAAGATCTGGTAGGCAAAACTACTATCTGGACTGCTAACGCTGACAAACAAGCCAAAGATTTGGGATACACAAACACTGATACGGTAAAAGAGTTAGGCCCAGTTTATGGAAGCCAATGGCGCAGTTGGGATGCAAAAATAGGTCATGTAGATCAGATAGCAGACTTGCTTGATGGACTACATTATGCCCCAGAAAGCCGTAGACATATTGTTAGTGCATGGAACGCTGATCAAGTAAATGTAATGGCACTTCCGCCGTGTCATACTATGTTTCAATTTCATGTACAGGACGGAGAACTAAGCTGTCAACTCTATCAGCGCAGTGCTGATATGTTCTTGGGTGTCCCGTTTAATATTGCAAGTTACAGTTTACTTACTCATATGTTTGCACAGATATTAAATCTAAAAGTGGGTGATTTTGTTTGGACAGGTGGAGATTGCCATATATACCAAAATCACATGGACCAAGTACGTGAACAACTTAAAAGAGTGCCGCAGCCTGGTCCATTGCTAATTTTACCAGGGTTCACGAATTTAGAAGAACTGACTGCTACTAAGCCTTTAGACTATAAACTTATAGGTTATGATCCAATGCCCAGTATCCCTGCACCAATGGCAGTTTAATGTTTGGTGGTAATTATACTGGAGGATATCAGCCCATGCCAGAACGAGACGTTTTTGAAAAATGGGCATGGATACCTGTAAAAACTACTAGCGAAAAATGGGTATGGAACCGACGTTACTATATAATTTCTACATATTGTGACGAAAATGGAAAGCCACCTATGAAAGGGCTTGCATGGCATCATACTTTAACAGAAAATGAATATTTGGTTTGGCAGATTAAAAATCCTAAAAAAGAACCCAAACCACCAACAGGTGGTAGTGCAATTAAAAAGGCAGTGTATTAATTTACACTGCCTTTTATTTTAGTTATTCATCACCGTACACGTTGAGTACTGCTTTAACTGCATTGTGTCTTTCAATATCTCCTTGATTGAAGCGCACAACTTCCAAACATGGTTGGTTGAATTTTTCTAACCGTCTGGTAAAATCAATCAATCCATTATCTTTTAGACGATCTGCTTGATTCAGGTCTCCTGTTACAGCCATCATTGCCCCTTCACCCAAACGAGTTAATAACATTTTCATTTGATTGGGTGTTGCGTTTTGCATTTCATCTGCAAGAATAAAACTATTCTTAAAAGTTCTACCGCGCATATATGCAAGTGGTGATATTTCAATGATACCTTCTTCAATCATGCCTTGAAGTTCTCTTGCATTAAAGTATTCTTTTAATACATCGAAAATGGGACGAGTCCATGGTGCCATCTTTTCTTCTAGTGTGCCTGGTAAGTGACCTAAGTCTTCATCAACTGAGACTGCTGGTCTAGTTACAATAATTTTATCAACTTTTCCTTCCTTAAATAATTTAACCGCTACTTGCACAGCCAAAAGTGTTTTGCCTGTTCCTGCTGGACCTATCCCGAAGACTATGTCTTTTTGCTCGTCTAACAGTGTTAACACGTAAGTTTCTTGGTTTTTATTTCTTGGAATAATATTTACAATTTGCTTTTTGGTAAATTGTTTAATGTCTACAACATTGTTATTATGTGTTGTAGAACTATTGCGCTTTCTAGAAGCTCGTTTTGGTGCACCCATTAAGTGTCCTCCTTGGGGTTACTGTAGAGGGGCAATTTCCGGTTAGGGAAATTCTCCCCGCAATGTATTTAGTCATTGGAGGGTTGAATAAAATTAATACATTACTAGTTTTGCCGATAAATAAGTATAAGCAAGGAAGATTCAAATGCAAGATGTTTTAGATATTATTAAAAATATTGAATCAATATATGATTCAAATACTTCTTTTGGGGTATTAAAGGACTTTGAGAGAGTGATAGATGAATTAGATTTATATGTTTACAAAAATTGGGCCGAGGGTGAATTAGCTGAAGGACCAATTATTGAACGTCATTGGGTTACATGTACATTCATGTGGCCTGAAGCTAATATGCCTGATCCAATGGGTGCAAAACGTTTACTAGATTATGATTGCAAAGTTGGATACAAGAGGAGTACATTAATTACTCCTAGAAAAATTAAAAAACCTGATGATATTAGGCCTGGGTCTAAAAAAGGAAAATTGGACGAAAGTTCTATATGGTTAGTTAAGATTCAAATGCCCAAAAAATTAATATCTGATATTTACTCTGGATACATTGATGAAATAAACAAAGAACCAGTTGATGAACTTAAAATTCCAAGTCAAGCACAGTCCGCAGACGAGTTGTCAGCAGAAGGTATGGATGCTGGTGTCGGCGGCGAGGTCGGCGGTGATGTCGGTCTTGAAGGAGGACTGTAATGACTTTAAAGACTGGAGATTTAAAGGACTTATTACATCATATCATGGAAATAGACTCATACAAATCAAAGATGGGAAGTGATAAAGATATAATTACATTAAGTTTTAGCACTGGCACTAAAGAATCTGCTGATGATTTAATGGTTTTTATTGAAAAGGGATATGAGTTTGTATTGGATTCGGATGCTACTGCTGGTGAGCAAAGCGATGGTACTTACAAAGTATTCGTTGAAATTGAAAGATCAAGAAATGCACCAGAAGAAATTTTAGAAATCATCGATGGCGTAAAGAAACTTTCTAATCTTGATGATTTAAAATTTCGGTATTATAAAAATTTCAAATCTATGCTATTAAATTTGGAAACATTGACTGCAACAGTTCCTATTGATTCAGAAAGTTATAAAAATAAAGTCAATGAATCTAATATGGATAATTACAAAAACTTCTTTAATCGAAGTTTTGTTGAATCAATCGATATGTGGGATGACATTATAAAAATTAAGAAAAAATTTGCAGATCCAGTTTACTTTAAGTTTATTGATTTTGGTGATAAAACGCAAATTATGAATGATTTAACTGAAAGTTTAAATTTTAATGAGTTTGCTGAAGTAATATTTTTATCAAAGTATATTGGTGATTATAATATTACAAAATATGGCAACAAACTAACATTTGAAAATCAAGACAAAACTCTTGTGTTAACTCGCATTCAAACATAGTCAAGGAGTAATTTATGATTACAATACAACAATTTAGTGCAATGATTCCTAGTAATAAAGAAGCAGATGAATGGTATAAAATCGCCGTTGATTTATTTGAGAAATACGATATTACAACTAAAAATCGTATAGCAGGATTTATGGCGCAGTGTGCTCATGAGTCAAATGAATTCAAGTCTCTTGAAGAGAATCTTAATTATAGTGAAAAAGCACTTAATTCAGTATTTGGAAGATACTTTGGACCAGGAAAAAGAAATGCTAAAGAATATGCTCGTAATCCTGAAAAGATTGCAAACTATGTTTATCAAGATAAATTTAGATCTAAACGAGGTGCTCTTGGTAACACTAATACCGGAGATGGTTGGAGATTTAGGGGTCGTGGCATTAAGCAACTCACAGGCCGTAATAACTACTCAGCATTTGCAAAATCAGTAGGAATGACTGCGGAAGAAGCTGCTGAATATGTAGCTACAAAGCAAGGTGCGTTTGAAAGTGCTTGCTGGTTTTGGAAAACAAATAACATTGCTGCATATGCAGATAGAGGTGACATAGTAGGAATGTCAAAGCGTATTAACGGTGGTACAATAGGATTAGACGATCGTACTAGGCGCTGGAATTCTGCTCTTGCAATATTAGATGGCAAGGCTACAGTGCATACTGAAGCAACAACGAAATCAATCAAAGTATTGCGAATTGGTTCAAAAGGACCTGAAGTTATAAAACTGCAAAAAGCATTGGGAATTAGTGCAGATGGAGACTTTGGACGTGGTACTGAACAGGCATTGAAACAGTGGCAATCTATGCATGGAATGGTTTCTGATGGCATAGCAGGTTCAAACACATTGAAAAAGTTAAGATTGATATGAATTTTAAATTAATTGGAATTTTTGCTATTATTATGTTTACTGCCAGTGGTCTTGGGTATTTGTATTATAAAGACTCACAGGCTCGTATACAAACACTTACAACAAATAATGCAAATCTTCAAACTGGTATAGATTTAAATGAGCAAACTATTTCACAATTGCAAACTGACTATAATTTAGCACAGCAAGAAGTTATTCGACTGAACGATGAAAATACTGCAATACGTCGTAGAAATAGTTTATTAGTTGAAAAGTTTGCCAACAATGATTTGGGATTTTTAGCTGAAAACAGACCAGAATTAATTGAACGAATTATTAACAGAGGTACTGAAAATGCATTTCGTTGCATGGAGTTATTATCCGGTGCTGAGTTAACTGACAAAGAAAGAAACGCAACAAATGGTACAGAATTCAATACTGAATGTCCTTGGCTTTTTAACAATATTGTTCAGCCTTAGTGCTTGTGGAGCAACTGTTGACCCAATTGAAATATCAACAACGCCAGTACAGCGCCCATCATTAACCATTCCAAATGTTGATGAACTTAACTTAAAGACGGTTACATGGACTGTTATTACTGTGGATAATTTTGAATCTAAAATAGCAGAACTCGAAGCCAAAGGATTACCAGTTGTATTTTTTGCGGTAACTGCTGATGGGTACGAGGCAATGTCTCTTAATTTAAACGATTTGCGTTCTCAAGTTGAACAATTAAATGCCATAATTGTTGCATACAGAAACTACTACGTGGAAAGCGATAGAATTCTAGGCCAAGCAGTGCTTCCTTCACAGAATTAGTATAAATAATACTAAGAAGGGCAAGTCTTGAAATAGTAATAACAGTCTTGTTCAGAGGAAAGTGATATGAACAACGACTACGATGATGATTTTTCTCCTAACGATGATTACAATCCCAATGGTAATACTAGTTCCAATGGTAAAACGCATGACGTTGAAATTGAATCCAACAATGATGGATCAACCAAATCAGTAAAAATTGGTTCAAAAACTGCTGAATCAAATGAAAATTTAAAGAAAAATCCATATGCTAAATCAATATATTTGGCAAGAGCAGTTGATGCTTGGAGACCTTTTCCAAGGTTATTTATTACTATCTATATTTTTATTCTTTATAGTGTAATCGAATGGTACACTGCTCTTCCAGATCCTAGTATGGAGCAATCTGGTCTTATATCAGTTGTCGTAGGGGCAGGTGCTGCATGGTTTGGACTGTATGTCGGTTCTGGAAGCAAGGGCCCTCCTGAGTAACTAAGTATTTGTATGGATTATTACAAAATACTGGGCATTGAACGCACTGCAACACAAGAAGATATCAAAAAATCATATAGAAAACTAGTGATGGAACACCATCCTGACAAAGGTGGCGATCCTGAGAAATTTAAGCAATTGAATGAAGCTTATGAAATTCTCAAAGATCCTGATAAAAGACAAGAACACGACAATCCTCATACACATTTTAATTTCAATTCTTCTGACTTTAGAGGAGGAAGCAACCCCTTTGCTGAGTCTATATTCAGTAATATGTTTTCTCAAGGATTCGGACAGAGCAGGATGCAACGAAATAGAGATATAACACTTAGGGTGTCTGTTGACCTTAAAGAC